CTTTTTGAAGGATGATAGTAAGCATGACCCTTTACTCACGAAGGATCGTGTAAAACTAATGGGATATGATCCTGAACCTTTCATTGAGATGACACTACGGATCAATGATTACCTCCGTCAGATGTTCTACATTATGGGTATTGATCTGGTTGACTTCAAGATTGAGTATGGATATACCGCTCACGGTGAGTTACTACTTGCTGACGAGATCAGTCCTGATTGTATGAGACTGTGGAAGATTGGTGGTGATGAAAGATTTGATAAGGATCTATTCAGAAACGATGAAGGTGATATTGTACCTGCTTATCGTGAGATCCTTGACCGACTACAACCACTTGCTATTCAATGAAACACCACATCCCTGACATCATTAAGAAGAATGCATTTGCTTGCTTCGGTAGTTTGAATCAAGCAGAGCGAGCAGTTGTACTACTCGGTGACGAAGCATATCGTGAGTCACTAGACCTTGAGAATGATGATGCTCCCTGTTGGCAGATTCCAAGTGGAGAACACTCTACTTTTGCTGGATGGAATCCCCAGTGTGTCCCTACTATAGACTACATTGTATGGAAACTAAAGAACCGTGAAGGTATTATCAATGGAGAGATTTATTGATACCAAAATTGACCTTTAGTATCAATAAACTGGTAAAAATTTTTCCGGTAAAAAAATGATCAAAAAAGTTGAGTAATAATACGGATACTAAAATGTGTTGGATCCCTTATAATTAGTTATGCGAGCTGGGGGGTACAAAATGTAACTAAAATTTTGAACTTTGCTATGATTAAACAATACTTTGGAGGAAAAAATGCACAACATACTATCCCGAGCTCAAATGAATGAGTGGCGACACTTTGAACATACTGTTGACAAAGCGGAGGAAGAGATGATCGCTATTAATGATTATTATGAGTGTTTGATTGAGTGTAATGACGATCAAGCGGCGTGTAAACGAATCTGTAAAACTGTGTTGACTGACTATTGAAATTATGATATTATAAGGGTCTACGGACCTTTTTTTATGCTTTACGATAGTGCATTTCTCTTTCCTCTTAAGATAAGTATCTCAACGGATGAAGATTTTTTATACAGACAAGATATGATTGACTGGATCATCCAGTATAAAAAAGACGACATTAATAATAATGTCAAGATGAGTAATCACGGTGGATATCAAACGAAAGGAAATTTTTATATGAATGGTCAAGGTCAAGAGTTTACTACTTACCTTGATAAAATTTGGATACAGATTGATCAAACCTTTCAAAATTATTCTAAAGGAACCCCTCTCATTACAGAGATGAAGAACTATTCAATTGTTCTTCAAAACATTTGGGTTAATGTTAATGGTCCTGGAGCATTTAATCAAGTCCATGTTCATCCAGGATCTTTGTTGTCTGGTGTTTTGTGGGTAAACTGTCCTGAAGATGGTGGAGATTTTTATTTTACTGACCCACTTGAAATGAATACTTATTGTCTCGGACCAAATGCACAGCAGGTCAACCCAGTTGAAGGTCAAATGATGATCTTCCCATCGTGCATCCCTCATTATGTGCTGCCAAATACAAGTGAGGAGGATCGCATATCTATTTCATTTAACCTTGACATCGAGTAGCAGGTCTGCTATACTGCATATGAAATCAGGAAACGACATGGAAATTATCATGTACAGCATCCCTGGGTGCGACTACTGCTCTCACGCCAAAGAACTTTTTAGAAGATCTAAAGTTGAGTATACTCAATACACTGTTGGTAGAGACTTAACAAGACAAGAACTTCTTGAAAAATATCCTTTAGCACACGGATATCCGTACATTATTATTGATGGTGAACCTATTGTTGGTGGGTTAGTTGCTACTGTAAAACTTTTTGTTGAAAAAGGATTAGTCAAATCAAACAAATGAAAGATGATGATTTACAAATAAATAAAGGTGTGGAGTTGATGCTTCGTAGGAGGGCGAAAGATAATCCCGAAAGCAAGGGACTAAAAGTTTCTAAAATATTCGCTCTTCGCAATACGGTATTCAAATTTAGATTTGAATTTACTTGGGAGAGCACAACTTAAAGGAGAGCGCCATGTCAGTAGCAGTAATTCTTACATTCTCAACAATTCTAATGTTATTATTTTTGATTGTTGGAGGTTTAATTGGATGGACGGCAAATGATTTCTTGTATACCTTTATGACTACAAGAGCAAACCTTCCTAGCCATCCTGAAATGTATGATGAAGACGGGCAGTACATAAATGAAGAACTTTTTGCTGTGAAATTTGTTGATGAGGAGGACCCTGAACAGGATGATTATTATTGATATGAATCAGGTTATGATTAGTAACTTGATGGCACAAATTAAACGTGATGTTCTTAATGAAAATCTGGTGAGGCATATGGTTCTCACCAGTCTTTGTTTTTATGAGAAGCAATATACATCAGAGTATGGAGAAGTTGTTCTTGCATACGACAGTAGACACTATTGGAGGAAAGATTTCTTTCCCTACTATAAACAGAACCGTAAAAAAGACAGGCAAAAATCTGGTCACGATTGGGGTAGTATTTTTGAAGTTCTGAATAAAATCAGAGATGAAATTAGAGAGTACTTTCCCTACAAAGTTATTGAAGTTCACGGTGCTGAAGCAGATGATGTAATCGCTACTCTATGCAGAAATAAAAAAGATAAAGATAAAGTTCTTATCTTATCTGGTGATAAAGATTTTATTCAATTGCAAAAGTATCCTGGCATTAAACAATACAATCCTATTACTAAACGTGCGGTGAGTCATGAAAATCCTCACCAGTATATTAAAGAGCACGTAATGCGAGGAGATAAGTCTGACGGTATTCCTAACTTTTTATCGAGTGATGATTGCATTGTTCAGGGTGTCAGACAAAAACCAATTAGTCAGAAGAAACTTGCTAAATGGATTGAACAAAAACCTGATCAATTTTGCGAAGACGTTCAGCAACTTTGTAATTATCATAGGAATCAGAGACTTATTGATTTTGATTATGTACCAGAAGAGATAGAAGATCAAATTCTTCATGAATATAACACTATAAATATTTCTGGAAAGAAAATACCTTTAGAGTATTTTAAAGAGCATCAATTAAATGATTTGATGCAAGAATTCTTTTTTCGTAGTTCATCGCCATTCAAACAAAATGAAAATGTTAATCAGTGAAGTGCTCCAAAAAGTGAGCAACGCAAAGACTAAGGCAGCAAAAATTAAAATCTTATTAGATAATAATACTAACGCTTTGAGATCTCTACTTATCATTAATTTTGATGAGAGTATTGAGTCTCTTATTCCTGAAGGCGAAGTACCATACAACGTAAACGATGCCCCAGAGGGCACAGAGCACACCTTGCTGGAGAAAGAGTACAGGAAACTCTATCTGTTCTTCAAGGGGGGTAGCAGTTCCCTCAAGCAGTCGCAGAGAGAGAATCTGTTCATCCAGATGCTTGAAGGATTATCTGGAGGGGAAGCGGAACTTCTCGTGCTTGCAAAAGATAAAGCACTGAACAAAAAGTACCGTCTCACCAGAGCTTGTGTTGAAGAAGCATTCCCTGCTATCGAATGGGGGAATAGATCTTAATGGCAAAAAGTGTTAACATACTTCAGCAAGATTGCGATCCAAGTCTTGCACAAGATAAGTCATTACCTTACACAGCATATCTAGTAGAGTATATTCAAGAGGGACTAACAAAATTTGATATTGCTACCTGCAATAAAGTAGTAGACCTCTTTGATCATTATTATGATAATTATAGAAAAGATTTTATAAACTTTACTCAAACAGAAGGTAGAATCAATCCCAAACTGTACGGATATGTATCCAAAGCAGAAACAAAATCTAAATGATTGACACCTCTAAATAGTTATGGTATAATAATACCATCGTTCATCCGAGAGATCGGACGCAAGTAAGTCGCGGAACGGAGCCGTTCATCCTATGCTAGAGATACTATTCTATACAACCCTCACTTGTGCTCAAGCTGATACAATTATGTTTCGCATGAGAACAAATGAGAATATTCCTCCTGAATTTAAGGTGGAATTGATTGAGGTTATGAAGGAATCAACGCCTGAATGCTATCCATGGGACGCAAACGACTAAAGGAACGGATTAAATTCCAACTACTTTAGGAGTAACTACAATGAACACACTGCTAATGATCAAGAAGCAGATCGAAAAGGTATCTGCACTTCACGACGCACAGATTAGTCACACTACATATCGTGGTGTTGAGTATAATACACGATGTGTCGAGTCGAAAGAAACACACGGTACATTCTGTTATCGTGGTAAAACATACAGTAAGTGATCTACTTGTACTAATGAGAGGGGTTGTCACCCCTCTTTTTTTATGCTATGATAGATTGAAACGGAGTTTCTTATGGACCGAGAAAAATTAAAACTTATCTATAAAAATTTGAAATCTTTGTTGAATGTATTGGAGTCTGAAATATATTCAGACACTACTGCATACAATACTCAAGAAAATTTTGATGACCCTGCTCATTACTCTAGTACATATGATGATGACGGGTATCCAGATTAAAAAAACTATGGTATAATATGAAAAGATCACGTATCTTAAAAAAAGCATTACAAAGTGCTGTACGTAGCGGTCAAGGTGTTGACACCCTGGTCGGTGCATATGCGGATGAACTTCTCAAGGAGGCACTTATTAAACAAACTAACAAGAGAAAAGGTTTCGGTTATGTCGAACGTAAGATTGATTTCAGTGACTCCGGAAGCGGAGAAGATGATGGGGTACGTAGCGAGGGTGAGCAACCCGAACAATCAGGAGAATCCTAAAGTAGCAGGACTACTTAAGTATTGTGTGAAGCATCAGCATTGGTCTGTATTTGAGCAAGCATATATGACGCTTGAGATCAGCACTACTAGGGGACTTGCGGCTCAGATATTACGTCATAGATCATTTACATATCAAGAGTTTTCTCAACGGTATGCTGACAGTTCTATGTTAGCAGACACGATTCCTTTGCCGGAACTTCGCAGGCAAGATACAAAGAACCGTCAGAATAGTATTGATAATGTTGATCCGTTTATCAATCAAGAATTCCAGATCAAAATGCAACAACATTTTGAAGCAGGAATGAAACTGTATCAAGAGATGCTTGAATATGGTATTGCAAAGGAGTGTGCTCGTTTTGTATTACCCCTCGCTGTACCAACAAAAATCTATATGACAGGCTCATGTCGTTCGTGGATCCATTACATACAACTGCGTTCTGCTAATGGCACACAGAAAGAGCATATGGATATCGCTAATGAATGTAAGCAAGTTTTTATTGAACAATTTCCAACCGTATCAGAGGCATTAGAGTGGCAATGAATGAACCAATCACCGTAGATGATTACAAAAATGTATCCGAAGAGTTCTTTGGTAAATATAACTACGTTGTAGAACGTATGGGACCAGGACCTAATAAAGCAGAAGATGTTTTAAAAGTTATGGAAGCATTGAGCGCACAAGTGATTAAAGAACGACTCAAGAATAAAATTGGTCCGTTCGGATTCAATAAAAAAACCCAAGAGGAAGAATAATGCCTACGTATCCTGTTAAACACAAAGAGACTGGGGAGACTAAAGAACTCTCTATGTCTATGATCGAGTATTCAAAGTGGCGAGAAGAAAATCCCGAGTGGGATAAAAACTGGCAAGCAGGATGTGCTGCAGCACAAGAAGTCGGTGAATGGAAACATAAGATGAGTAAGACTCATCCTGGATGGAACGATATCATGACTCGTGCATCTAAAGTCCGTGGTTCAACTATTGAGTGGTAAATATGCCTAGATCTAGAAAGCGCAATCAACCTGACATCAATGGTATGTCAAACAAACAGATGAAGAGGAAGAAACCTATTGATTCTTCTTATCTGTTGCCTGTAGAACCTCTAACAGATAATCAAAAGATTATGTTTGAGGAGTATGATAAAGGACAAAACATCTTTGCTTATGGATGTGCTGGTACAGGTAAAACATTTGTTGCTTTGTACCTAGCTCTTCGAGATGTTCTTTCAGAATATACACCATACGATAAGGTATACATTGTTAGATCATTAGTTGCTACAAGGGAGATTGGTTTCCTTCCTGGTACACACGAAGATAAAGCATCTCTTTACCAGATTCCATACAAGAATATGGTAAAATACATGTTCGAGATGCCTGATGATGCATCATTCGAGATGTTGTATGAAAATCTTAAGAGTCAGGAGACAGTATCGTTCTGGTCTACATCATTCCTACGTGGTACTACACTTGACAATGCTATCGTCATCATTGATGAGTGTCAGAACCTGAACTTCCACGAACTCGATTCGATCATGACACGTTGTGGTCAAGACACAAAGATTATGTTCTGTGGTGATGCAAGACAGTCTGACTTGCAAAAATCTAATGAGCGTACAGGTATCATTGACTTCCAAAAAATCCTTGAGAATATGAAAGAGTTCTCTATGGTTGAGTATGGTATTGAAGATATTGTTCGTTCGGGTCTCGTTAAGTCTTACTTGATTAGTAAACTTAACCTTGGTCTGTGATGCATATCTTTAATCATGTAGATGGTATCATACCAATTGAAATGAACGCAGAGATGATTGATGGTAAGCGTTACTATCTTACCCCAACTGGTGGGCAGTACCCATCAATCACTACTGTGATCAGTAACAATTCTGCAAAGCAAGCAGGTCTTGCCAAGTGGAGAGCAAGAGTCGGTAAAGAAGCAGCACAAGCAAAGACTTCTCGTGCTGCTGGTAGAGGTACACGATATCATAAACTCGTTGAAGACTACATCAACAACGAACTTGATACAAAAAAGTACAAAGATATGCCGCTGCCGTGGACAATGTTCCACTCTTCTCGTAAAGAACTCGATAATATAAATAGGGTATACTTACAAGAGGCAGCGTTATACTCTGATTATTTGCAAATTGCAGGACGAGTGGACTGTATTGCAGAGTATAAAGGAGAACTGGCTATCATCGACTTTAAGACGGCAGCTGAACCAAAAAGAGAACGATATCTTTACGACTATTACGTGCAAGAATGTGGATACGCATGTATGTTGCAGGAAGTATATGGTTTGTCGGTAAAGAAATTGGTTACGATTGTTGCTTGTGAGAATGGTGACACCCAAGTAAGTGTTGTTCCACCAAAAAAAGAATATCTCTTATCATTGCAAGCATATATCAAGGAGTACCAAGAAAAACATGCTAGAAAAACTAGAGGATAAATTTATGACTACTGCGAAATTTTCGCAAGATGTTGAGAGAATTGCATACGAAAACAAAATGAATTATATCGATGCAATTGTTCATTACTGTGAAACAAATGAGATTGAAATTGAATCAGTATCTAAACTGATCAGCAAACCTCTAAAAGAAAAACTAAAGTATGATGCACAGAAGTTAAACTTCATCAAGAAAACTACTAGAGCTAAACTATTGTTGGTATGACAAGCGAGTTTTTTAGATCCGAGATGGTCCAAGGCGACTTACAAGAACTTGCAAAGATGCAAGAGTTTTGTATGAAAAGTATGGTAGTATTCCCTGCGTTGTCTCCAGAAAAACAGATGGAATACTTTAATGTTCTTGAAGAAATGATTCAAAAACAGAAAGTTTTTTATGCTCGTCTCAAGTTGAGTGGACCAGATGACGAAGAGGCACAAGACATGGCAGATAGCATTAAGCAAGCTGCTATGATGTATGGTGCCAGCGAGCACGAGGATGCTAATGTGGTGTTCGATGATCTCATCGACAAAGTTCAGACTATGAAGAAAACATTAGAGGCAGAAGGGCCTTGACCCTGCCTTCTGCCTGTGTTATAATGCGTAAGTGACCGAGGGGTCGCACAAACCAAATCCAAATCCGAAAAATCCAATGTCTTTTGCAGATCTAAAGCGCAAGTCCCAGACTAACTTTGACTTCCTTCAAAAGGAACTCACTAAATCCAGCACTTCCTCTGGTGGTGCCGATGAACGTCTCTGGAAGCCCGAACTTGACGCTAGCGGTAACGGTTATGCAGTATTGCGTTTCCTTCCCGCTCCTGAAGGGGAAACCCTTCCCTGGGCAAAACTATATCGCCACGCCTTTCAAGGACCAGGTGGTTGGTTGATTGAAAACTGTCTCACTACTAATGGTGATCAGTGTCCCGTCTGTGCTCACAATAACAAGTTGTGGAACAGTGGGGTTGAGAGTGACAAAGATGTTGCTCGTAAACAGAAGCGTAAACTGGAATACTATTCCAACGTTCTGGTTGTGAGTGACCCCAAGCACCCTGAAAATGAAGGTAAAGTATTTCTTTATAAGTATGGCAAGAAGATCCATGATAAGATCATCGGTGCTATGCAACCTGAATTCCAAGACGAATCTCCTGTAAATGTATTTGACTTTTGGGAAGGTGCTAACTTCAAGCTGAAGATCCGTACCATTGCTGGTTACTGGAACTATGATGCTTCGGAGTTTACTGCACCTGCTGCACTCTCTACTGATGATGACGAGATGGAATCATTGTGGAAGCAAGCATACAGTCTGGAAGCATTCACTGCTTCTGGTGAGTTCAAAGAGTATGAAGCTATTGAGAACCGTTTGAATGCTGTGCTTGGTCTTTCGACTCCTCGTGCAGTAGCACAAGCACAACAGGAAGAAGAGTTTGAACCAGTTGCTACCAGTACTATTGGTAGTAATGATTTCAACTCACCAGATATCACCGCATCATCTACTGATGATGACGATGCTCTATCTTACTTCCAAAAACTTGCTGAAGAATGATACAGCGAAGGGGGTCTATGACCCCCTTTTTTTATACCCCTGTTTTCTTCAGACGTTTTGAAATAAAATCTGATGATTGTTTATAGTTATTTTCTTTTCTAAATTCAGATACAAACTGTGTAAGGTATCTTGTTTTTAGTAAATAGATTTCTCTACGACTATTATTTAATTCTTCTTCATGATCAAACGCACTCACTGGGTATGATACAGATGAACCGGGAACTGTCACTGTAGTAGTTCCATCCCAGTAGTTAAAAGATTTATTGTAAAAAGATTCATCTACTTTTAAACCTGCTTCCAATGCAATAACAGATATTTTTCTGGGTGTAGCATCACCAGTTAATGATTGATTAGTTTTTACTTCTCTGGTCTTGTAGTAGATAGTATTATAAGGATTCTCATACTTCTTCTCGCAGTACTTTTGCAGAGCATAAGATGATATCGGCCAGTCAAACAGTGGATTAATAATATTATTTGTAAGTATCACAACCCAGTCGTAGAATGGTGTGTCGTAAACAGCATTAGAAATAGTTGCTGGAGTTTCACCATCTTCTACTGCATACTTGTTATAGTAAACAGAAGAACTAAAGATCTCCGGAACTATTTCATATCTTCTGAAGAAATTCTTTGCAGTTACAAAGTCTGAACTTGTAAAAGGATATCCGATAGGTTTAGTATCGTATTCTATATTAGGAATGAGATTAAAGTACATTAGAAAGTTGCTGCTCCGACAGTGATATCTTCTGCAAATAGCATCTTCATCTCTTTAAAGTTGATTGTTATGTTAGTAGCAACTGGTGCTCCACCTTTATATGATGCCCATGAACCATCAGGTGTGTAGTTAATCGATACGTTAGTGATAGCACAAGGTTTGAACTGTGATACATATGGATTTGGACTATTGCCTGTCATAAAAGTTACACGTACTATATTTGGGACACCAATAAAAGCACCACCTCCAAATGATGGAAGCATATTCTTTTTAAAAGTGTTGCAAATAGCACGAATTTCGTTTGATTCTCCGGGAGTAGACGCAAACATTTTATAAGTCAATGAGAATGTTCTCATCTCTGGAGATTCATACATCATTTCTACATTAGGATTCACAACCGTACCAGTAATTCCCCCTAATGCTTGATTAGTTGTCACTCCAGAACCTAATGCTTTGTTAGCATTATTTACGATGAAGTCTACTGCTCCTTTTCTACCAGCGTCTCCAAGATCTTTAAATGCTTGACCGATATCAAAGTTTCCACCTGCTCCTTTCATTAAACGACCAGCAAGAAAACCAAAACCAGCACCAGACCAGTTTGCACCGTATTCTGACTGAATATCTTCAGGCATATACATTATAATATTCTTTACACCATCCGGTTTGCCTCCTAAAATATTTTCGGCGGAGGTAAGCGATTCTATAGAGGCTGAATATTCATCTTTTTTATTTCTTCCGCCAGTACCTTTAAACGGTGGTTTATATTTAAAGAATTCAAATGTAACGTAGTCAGTGTCTGCGGCTATCTGTCCTCCACCCTTCGGATACTTATAGACGGAGGAAGAAGATGTGTTTAAGTTACCAAATTTAGAGGGTTTGAAATCAAATTTTAGTGTTCTTACTTTTTCTACTGCGTCCGAAGCCGCTTCTGCCACTTCCTGTTCAGTTTTGCCTGCTGCTCTTGCAGCAACAGCAGCATCCACTGCTGCAGATGACTCTTCTATTATCTGCTTTGCTTCATCTTCTGTTGGAATCGGCCCAAGTAAAGTCATTATGTTACCATCTCCTTATCCGATTGTTTACCATAACCTTTGATGATTCGTTTTGCTTTGATACGATCCTGATCTTTTTTAGAAATTTCATCCCATACAGATTCTTTATCGTATGCAATATCACCGGATCCTTTTTCTATAACGAAGTCTTCAATAGGTAAGAAGATAGATGTCTCCCACTCATCTATAGCAAGATCCAAGAAAGGACTTTTACAATGTGTCTTTATATATTTATGTATGATTATCTTGGGTAGGTCAATAAATCCACGTTCTAGTTTCTGAATTACTTTAACTCTTGCTTTTGGTCTTAAGTAATGTAAATTAGCACCATAAAATTCATTGCCAAAGTCTTTTATTACATAGACTAATGGAAACTTATCGTAGTATGGTAGACTCTTTGTTTTTGCTTCGTACTCAAACAAATATAAGTGACCATCTCTTACTGTGGTCCGTAAAATATTTTCATCTTGTATAGTATCGAGTCGATCACGTCTTTCGATTTCTAATACTTTTTCTGGTGCTGTTTTATATGTAGATGCAAGTGACTTTACCTTGTCCCTATACCATGACACAGATTTTTTTTCTCCGTTCGTTGCATCACTAACTTTTTCAAAGATAGTTTTATATGTATTAGAAGTTCCTCCGAACCCTTTACTTTTTGTTTTTGCCATTGGATCTTCCTACTCCTAAATGATCTTCGGTAAGGATTAAAAATTTCATCTGTCTATCCTCACAGAAGTCTTCAGCGGCGTCCCATTTGGCACGGTTCTTCATAAATGTAAAGACTTCTTTTTTCCAAGCGACAGTTTTGCGTTTGGGTTTTTCATTAGGTGGTTGTGTTTGCTTTTTAGGTTTCACTTCAATAATATACTTTTGATATTTACCACTCCTATCTTTTACTTTGATGTAAAAGTCTGGATAATATCTATGTACTCTTCCGTCAGTAGGACACTTATAAGGAATGATTATTTCCTCACTGCCCCATTCAATGATGCTACCATTATGATCACAGAAGAACATAAATTTACGCTCCCATAGCGAGCGATAAATTATTCTGGTTGGATTTCCTTTGTACTTCCGTGGGTTAGTTGGCTTGTAAATGCCTGAATATGCCATACTAAATATAGATGGACCAACTGTTTTTATTTAGCGTGTCATTAGATACTTTCCTACAGAATATTGCTAAACAGGGAGGGATGTCCTTCTCTAATGGTTATGATGTTGAGTTCTATAGTTTCTCGACGCAATTAACAAATAATCTTGGAGAATTTATTGGTCCCGTTGCAACTGGCGATGAAACCAAAACGTCGGGATTAATTCAGATGCTTTGTGATGAAGCACAACTTCCTAATGTACAGGCAGCAGTAGGACAGTTGAGTGGTAGAGTTATGGGAGAAAGTCAGATTAGTTACCCATATGCTAGATTTTATAGTGATTTGTCACTTACATGGATGTGTGATGCTAATATGATACCACTCAAATTTCTTAATACCTGGCACTCTTTTATTTTCAATGGAAACGATTCTGCTCAAGATGGTCCTAGATCATCTGATCCGGGATTGATTAATATGAAGAAAGCAAAGCCAAATGAATTTAATAGGCCGATTAGATTGAACTATCCCGAACAGTACATGTGTAACTTGAGAGTTACCAAGACTGAAAAAGGACGTGGTGCTCCTAATGAGAGATCAGCAGTATCCTATATTATGGAGAATATTTATCCATATTCTATTGATTCTATTCCGTTGTCCTATGGTACTTCGCAGATCACCAAGGTGACTGCTAACTTTTACTACCAAAAACATACTGTTGTACATAGCAGGGCAAAATAGACTTTTCAGTTACGAAAAAGTCGAAAAAAAATCGCCACCAAAAATTGACTCAAAAAGTCGAACTAAATAAATATACGATTTGAACTCACATATCAATGGCATTACCTAAACTTGGCGTACCTACGTATGAACTTACGTTACCTTCTACCGGAAAAACTGTAAAATATAGACCATTTCTTGTTAAAGAAGAAAAAGTACTACTTTTAGCATTAGAATCTAATAATGAAAAAGAAGTAATTACTGCTGTAAAAAATACATTGAGAGCATGTATTTTATCCCGAGTGAAGGTGGATCAACTACCTTCATTTGATCTTGAGTATCTATTCCTTAAGATTCGTGCTGCTGCTGTCGGTGAAGTTATCGAAATGACGGTAACTTGTACTGATGATAACGAAACTCAAGCAAAAGCATCAATCAATATTGATGAGGTTGAAGTAAATAAAGTTGATGAGCATAGTAGAAAGATTATGCTTACAGACGATATGGGGATTATGCTTAATTATCCAAGTATGGATAGATTTATTGAATCACAGTTTCTCAACAAAGATTTAGATCCAG